TGTTTCTTTGTTTGAGAAAGATAAAGCTCAGAGGAGTGCGGTGACTATTAACATTACAGGAATCGACAGTCCGCAGATCATAGAGGGAGAGAAGATTGGCTAGTCTTTATATTATAAGCAAACAAAATGGCTGATTTAAACTTTAGCCTTCTACCCTGGCAGAAAGAAGTCTTCCAAGACAAAGCTCGATTTAAAGTTATAGCCGCTGGACGTAGGTGTGGTAAGTCCCGTCTAGCAGCTACTACTTTGCTCATTGAAGGTCTTAGATGCCCCGCTGGTAGTGCGGTTTTGTACGTAGCCCCCACTAACGGCCAAGCTCGACAGATTATCTGGCATGTCTTAATGGAAATCGGACGAGAGGTAATCTCTGGAAGCCACATTAACAACATGGACATTACTCTAGTGAATGGAGCTATGATTTATGTACGAGGGGCTGATAGACCGGATACCTTACGAGGTGTTTCTTTAACATACGCCGTTTTGGACGAAGTAGCGGATATCAAACAAGAAGCCTGGGAACAAGTTATCCGAGCTTCTTTAAGTGATAAAAAAGGCCGAGCGATCTTTATTGGCACTCCAAAAGGACGTAATTGGTTCTATGATTTGTTTAAGTTGGGAGAGAATGGAGACGATGAAGATTGGAAGTCCTGGCACTTCACTACTAAAGACAATCCTTTAATAGACCCAAAAGAGATTGAGTCCGCAAAAAAGACGTTAAGTACGTTTGCTTTCAAGCAAGAATATATGGCTTCGTTTGATAACGCTGGAAGTAATTTATTCAAAGAGGAGTGGATTAAATATGGTAAAGAACCAGAAGGTTCGTACTTCATCACCTGCGACCTCGCGGGGTTTGAAGATGTCTCGAAAACGAACGGTACGAACAAAAGGCTCGACGAATCAGCAATCGCTATTGTCAAGGTTACTGAAGAAGGTACTTGGTTTGTTAAAAAAATAGAACACGGACGATGGGACATTAAAGACACTGCTTTTAACATTCTCAGATGTGTCAAAGAATATAAGCCTGTACATATAGGTATTGAGAGGGGCGCTTTGAAGAACGCGGTCTTACCTTACCTTAGTGACTTAATGCGAAAATATAATGTATATTGTCACATTGAAGACTTGACTCATGGCAATAAGAAAAAAGCCGATAGGATTATATGGGCTTTGCAAGGTAGATTTGAGCATGGAAAGATCGTATTAAACGAAGATGAAGACTTTGACGAGTTTATTGATCAATTATTGATGTTTCCGTCAAAAGGTGTCCATGACGATCTTCCTGACGCTTTGGCTTACATGGATCAACTAGCAGTCACCTCTTATTTTGTTCAAGAGGATGAAGATTGGGAACCGATTGATGTGATTTCTGGCGTTTAAGGACTAATATGGACAATATTTTTGAGCAACCCTCTGAACAAGATAAAGAGATTGTTGCTTTTGTAGTAAACCATTGTGACCGGTGGAGAGACTACAGAAATACCAATTATTTAACTCTATGGGATGAATACGAACGTATTTTCCGTGGAGAATGGGCTGTAGAAGACCGCATGAGGGATTCGGAGAGGAGCCGTATTGTGACTCCCGCTGCCCAACAAGCCGTAGAAACTCGTCATGCTGAGATTATGGAAGCAATCTTCGGTCAAGGTGAGTTCTTTGACATCGAAGACGATATTAAAGACGTAAACGGCAACCCGTTAGACGTTGAGATGATCAAAAAACAACTCAACGAAGACTTCAAATTAGACAAAATCCGTAAGTCTATCGACCAAATTGAGTTAATGGCCGAGATTTATGGCACTGGTATCGGTGAGATTGTCGTAGTCACTGATAAAACCTTTGAACCTGCCACACAACAGATTCCAGGCCAACAACAAGCCGCTATCGGTGTAGTGGAAAAAGACCGAATTGGCGTTCGGATTATTCCAGTTAATCCTAAAAACTTCCTTTTTGACCCTAATGGTACGTCTATTGAAGACTGCTTAGGCGTTGCGATTGAAAAGTATGTCTCAATCCATAAAGTAGTAAAAGGTCAGGAAGACGGCATCTACAAAAAAGTAGACATTGGTACTTCTCCTGAAGACGATAGGTTAGAACCCACTCAAGAAGTAGTACAGTATCGTGATGACAAAGTTAAGCTCTTAACCTACTACGGTTTAGTACCTAAAGAGCTTTTAAGCGGGAAAGAAGAAGTAGTAGAGTTATTCCCTGAAGAATCAGTACAAGACGAATACGACAATTTAGTAGAAGCGATTGTTGTTATCGCAAATGACGGTATTCTTTTGAAAGCAGAAGAATCGCCGTACATGATGAAAGACCGTCCTTGTGTTCTCTATCAAGATGACACAGTACCTAATCGACTTTTAGGTCGAGGAACCGTTGAAAAAGCCTACAACATGCAGAAGGCTATCGACGCGCAGATCCGCAGTCACTTAGATTCTCTGGCTTTAACGACATCTCCTATGATTGCGATGGACGCAACTCGTCTTCCTCGAGGTGCTAAGTTTGAAGTCAAGCCTGGCAAAGCAATCTTAACTAACGGCTCTCCTAGTGAGATCTTGTATCCGTTTAAGTTTGGTAACACAGATGGTAATAACATCGCTACCGCTAAAGACTTTGAAAGAATGCTCCTACAAGCTACTGGCACTTTAGACTCTCAAGGTATGGTGTCTCAAGTCGCAAGGGATGGTCAGTCTATGTCTCTTGCTGTAGCGACTATCATTAAAAAATACAAACGGACTTTGGTAAACTTCCAAGAAGATTTCCTTATCCCGTTTATCAAAAAAGCAGTCTATAGGTATATGCAGTTCGATCCTGAACGGTATCCTTCTGTAGACTTTAAATTCATTCCAACTGCGACGTTGGGAATTATTGCTAGAGAGTATGAACAACAACAACTCATTGGACTTTTACAAACACTTGGCCCCAACACGCCTGTTCTGCCTATTATTCTCAAAGGCATATTGGGTAATTCTAGTCTCTCTAATCGCAATGAGTTAATTGCTACTCTTGATCAGATGTCTCAGCCCAATCCTGAGATGCAACAACTTCAGATGGCTAAAGAACAACTTGCTATTCAAGCCGCGCAAGCTCAGATTGCTGTAGACACTACTCAAGCAGAACAGAACAGAGCAGAAGCTACTAAACTTGTTGTAGAAGCTCAACTCATGCCTAAAGAGATTGAAGCTAAGACGATGGCCGCTGTTACCAAAAATCTTCCTACTAACGACGATTTGGCTTCAAAAGAATTCGATAAACGAGTCAAGATTGCTGAGTTAATGTTAAAAGAAGCAGACATTAAAAATAAATCAAAAATTGTCGAGCTACAAATGTCAAAAGCAAAAGACGATGCTTCTGCAACAGAGGAAGACTTCCTTTCACAATTGAATGGAGCCTTACGAAGTGGCGGGTAATTCAAATATAAAAAGTTGGTTTTTAACGAATTTGGCTATCATGGTCAAATCGTTAAAAAAAGTAGAAGATAATCTTGATAAAAAATACGAAAAAATAAATCAAGATGTTTTGGATCGCCTATCTAAAATTGTAGACGGTAAAGATGGGTTGGATGGGAAAGATGGAAATCAAGGCCAGAAAGGTGATCGTGGAGAAAAGGGATCTCCAGGAATAGATGGTAAAGACGGAAAGGGTGGTGAGTCTGTAGTAGATGCAAGAATAGAGTTTGATGGAAGTCTTGTTATTACAATGTCTACTGGAAAAGAAATAAATGTTGGTGAAATAGTTTCAGATGATCTAAGAGATAAGTTAAAAGTATTTATCAGCAATACCACGGAATCCTCTGGAATTACTCCTGGAACTCTTTATGTAGACAATGTAAACAATTTTGTCGGAATAAATGTTCCTACTCCGACTACGCCATTAGATGTAACCGCCAATCCTGCTTATTCTGGTGGTTATATGAGCAATATTTACAACACTGTAACTGGCGTTCTTAGTGAATCAAAACTATTTATCAATGATGGAACAATTTATCAGAGATACACTTATGATGTTTTAGGAACACCTGCAAATCTTGATTTTATAGTTGAGCCTGGACTTGTAAGCATAATATCTAGTGAGCCAATTCAATTTACATCATCATCAGTAACTATCCCAACTTTAACCTCAAACTCGTTTGCATTAACAGGGCCAGATTTTAATGTTTCAACATCAAACTCAACAAATCCAGTAAATGTTAACTTTACCAATACTCTTGGTGGCGGCTCTAAACTTACATTAAGCACAGCAGGAGCATCGGCACTTTCTGACGCTGTTATTGTATTTAAAAATACTACCGCTACTACTGCGGATTGGTCTGTTGGTTGCGATCATAGTGACACTAAAGCATTTAAGATTTCAAGATTTACAACTCTTGGAACAAATGATGCAATCG